GGTTGGCCACGATGGCGCGCATGCCGTCGGCCTCGCGGTACAGCGTTGCGCACGCGCCCGAGGCCTCCATGGCGATGTGCTCGGCCTGCAGGTTGACCAGCGACCCGTCTGGCCGCGCCGAGACGATGCCGCGCGTGCTCATCCAGTGCGCGCCGTCCGTGCCGCCCGTGGCCGCGAGCCGATACCCGGCCTGCTGCTGCAGCGCGCCGTACGGCAACACCGCGCGCGTGGACTGCGCCGGCAGGCCACCGGCCAGGAAATAGGTCTTGTCCGCCATCACGAACACCCCGGCCTCCACGGCCGCGATGCAGGTGATGGGCGCCGGGAAGATCTCGAAGCCCCTCGACTCGTCGCGCAGGCCCGGGGTGAACGGCTCGCTGTAGATCAGTGCCGAGCCCACGGCCACCAGCAGCCGGCCGCTCTGGTAGGCGATGCTGCTGCCCGCAGGCATCTGGGAGAACTGCACATCGCCCACGACCTGCGGCTGGGCATCGAGCCAGCGCGGCGTTGGGCCGGGCACGGGGTGATAGGACCCGACGCGGATGCCGTCGGTGAAGTACACGGCCTCGTTGACCTCGCAGTACACGACTGGCGTGACCCGGCCGTAACCCGCTGCGACCTGGGTGCGCGTGGTGGTGCCGGCAGCGTTGACGTCAAGACGGAAGATATCGCCGCTGTCGCAGTACAGGCCATACGAGCCATCGAGCGGCGACCAGCCCGAATGGCAGTCGAGGCCCTGCTCAGCCAACGCATACCCGGCCCGCGTCTTGAGCGAGCCCTGGGCCGTCACATCGACGTTGAGCGCATCACGGAGCAGGTGGCCGGCACCCTCGGGCAGCCCGAGCTTGAAGTCGGGCGCGCGGTTGTCCATTCCGAGGGGGAACGGGCCGATAGGCTTGGGGGTGGATGGCATGGCCCGATGTTCGCGGGCCGGCCCTCATTGGTCGAACCCTCCTGGGGGGTCGTGCCGCGCCGCGTGGATTGCTTTGTCACGGGCGGGCCCATACGATCCCATCATGCCCGGCATCATCTTCTGGCTGCTGGTGATCGCAGCCATCCTCTTCTTCAAGCTGACCACGTCCGCCGAGCGCCGCTCGATGATCGAGACCTACTGGCTGATCATCATCGGGCTCGGCGCCGTGGGCTTCATCTGGCAGTTCCTGCGGCAGGGCACGCTCAGTTCGTGAGCCCGGCCACGCGCTCGGCAATCGCGTTGCGGCGCTGCTCAATCTCGTTCAGGCGCTCGCGCTTCGCTTCCGCCGACAACAGGCGATCCCCGTCGATCTTCTTCGCGCGCTGACCCAGCTCGGCCATCTGTTGCTTGGCGGCGCTGATGGCCATGCGGTTGCGCAGCTTCGGTCCTTCCTCTTCCTGGATGCTGCGCGCCAGCTCCACGTCGCCGGACTTGATCGCGGCCTGGTAGCTGGCCCAGGCCTGCTCCACGTCCTTGGCCTGCTCGTACATGGTGGTGACGTAGCGGCTGGAGCCTGTGGGCAGCTCCTCGACGAAGTTGCCAGCCACGAAGGTGTCGCGCAGGCGCATGGCCGGGCGCTCGCCCCGGTCAAGCATGGGGCGCGCGATGGCGTCCGTCGCACTGGTGCTGACCGTGGCCAACCAGCCGAAGTACCCGCGCAGCAGAAAGTCCACCTGCTTGGGGCTCAACCCGGAATACTCGCCCTTGGCAAGGCGCACCGGGTCCGGCAAACCCCAGGAGCCCAGCAGGCGCGCCACCTCCGAGGTGCGCTCGTTGTAGCGATCCTGCGGGCGCAGGCGCTCGTCGGCCATGCCCTCGATGGCCCGGCCGCTGAAGCTGTCCTTGTTGGCATAGACGTCCAGGAAGGGCTTGATGGCCTGGGGCGTGGGGTCCATGGCGAAGGTGTTGAACACCATGTCGCTGATGCGCTGGCCGAAGCGCTTGCCCGTCATCTCCTCGCTCATCATCAGCTCGGCCGTTCGCTCGGCCACCGTGCCGATGGCGCCCACCTCGAAGGGCTTGGGGATGCGGAAGGCCTTGTCGCCGATCTTGAACCACCAGAAGTTGTCCCGGTCGAAGTCCTCGCGCTTCTTCCAGTCGTCGTCATCGGCATAGGCGGCCAGCAGGCCCAGGCTGGCCATGGACACGGCGCCGGCCATGGCAGCGAAGCGGCGCGGGTCCTCGCCGGCAGCACGGCCCAGCTTGTACAGGCCCTGCAGGCGCGCGTTCAGGAATGGCACGGTCTGGGCCAGGAAACGCACCGTCTCCCATTTGCCGGACATGCTGAAGTCCATCAGGTCCCGGGCCTGGAAGCTGGCCTCGGCGTGGCTCAGGCCCTTGGCGCGCAGGCGCTCGTACAGCGCCGTGCGGTTCACGTTCTCGGTGCGGTCGCCGAATTCCTCGTACACCTCCCACAGCGAGCGCATCTGGTCCTTGAGCTTGTCGAAGCCCTGCTTGTCCAGCATGGTGCCGCCCAGGCGCTCGATCTGCCCACGCAGCTGGTTGGTGTTCTCCTGCGTGCCGAACTTGATGATGCCGCCGCTGGCCAGCATGGAGGCGTAGGTCTGGCTGTCCTTGGCCGTGGCCTTCCAGCCCTTGGCGACGTTCTCCAGCGGGTTGTAGCTCAGGTCGCTCTGGGCGATGGCCGAGAGGCTGTCGCGGATCAGGTTGCGGATCTTGAAGGTGGGGTTCACCGTCACACCGAAGGTGAGCAGGCGCTTGAACGGCGCCATGGCCTTGACGATGCCCGGTGGCGTGTAGCTCATGGCCGAGATGGCATCAACAAGGTACGGGTCCTCGACGGCCCAGTGCTCGGCCACGCCTTCGCGCATCACCTTCACGGCGCCCTTGGTGTCGGCGGGCACTCGGTACGCCACGCCCATTTTCTCGGCCGCGTCCATGGTCGCCTGGGAGGCCCGGTTGCGCGCGGCGGCGGCATACAGGTGGCTCCAGTTCATGAGCGTGTTCTGCAGCAGATCGGCGTTGAGCTGCTGGCTCCCGCCCTTGAATTTCTTCCAGGCCTGCTGGTTCACCAGCCCGGAGCTGAAGCGCGGGCCGCGCATGCCGCCGTCCTCCTCCATGAGGCGGTAGAACGGCACATAGGGCTGGTCCTTCATCAGGTCGTAGGCGGCCTGGTCGATCAGGCCCGAGTCCCGCGCCACCTTGAGGCTGGCCTCGTTGAAGGCATTCAGCTCCCGCAGCGCGGCGGCGTACAGCGGCATGCGCGCCGTGCCATCGGCCATGCGGCCGGCATCCAGCGAGCGCAGGGCCGTAATGTCGCGGTCGGTCAGCAGGTTTTCCTTGCCTTCGGCCTTCAGGCGCTGGGCACGCTGAGCGGCCACCCACTGGAAGAATCGGTCGTGCTCGCCCTTGAGGCTGGCCAGCACCTTGGCGAAGCCGCCGTCCTTGATGTCCACGTCATAGACGCCATCGCGCAGGTAGATCTTGCCGTAGAGCAGCGTGGCCTCGACGGCGCCGTCCGTGCCTTTGGACATGCGCGCCAGGATGTAGGCCTTCTCGCTGATCTCCTTGAGGGGGGCAAACTGGTCCACAAGCCCCTGGCGCAGTTTCGTGCCGATGTTGTGGCGCATGGCCTGTGCGCGCTCGGCCCAGGTTTGCTTCACCTGGACGCCGAAGGCATGCTCTGCGGCGCGGGCCTGCTCGGCGGTGTAGTCGCTGGCCGTGGGCGCGGCCGGCGCGGCGCGGCTGAACTGCACGCCCTGGCGGGCAGGCGCTGGCGCGGGCGCCAGTGCAGCCGGGGATGCAGCTGGAATAGAAGCCTCCTGGGCTGTGGCAGCGCCGTCCAGCTCGCCAGCGAACGCGGGGTTCTCCCGCTGCGCGATGCCGAAGGCCAGGTTCACCAGGTCCTGGCTGGCGAAGTCGCTGCGGCTGCCCGCGATCTTGGCCCAGACCTGGCGCAGCACCTTGCGCACTTGGTCCAGCCAGCGCGCCACGGTGCCAGGCTTGGCCAGGGCATTGGGGCGCACGCCCATCTCCAGCGCGACCTGCACGGCATAGGGGAAGAGCTCCTGAGTGGACAGCTCCGGGCCGGAGGCCTGCACGCGGGCCGCTGCCTCGTTGTAGACCGTTCGCTCCAGGCTGCCCTCTGGCGCGCTGGCCCAGCCGCCGATGGCGCCATGCAGCTGGTTCCAGCCCTCCTCGCCCAACACCGCTGGCCCGTGCTTGTGCATCAGCTCGTGCGCCACCACGCCCAGCTCGTCGCCGGCCACGATGTGGTCGGAGATGATGAACACGGTCTTGGTGTTGGGATCGTAGAAGCCCTGGGCCTTGCCGCCACCCTCTGCACCCATGGCCACGGGGCCGATCAGCGGCTCCCAGTTGGCGCGGATGTCGTCCGAGGTCGTGACCACGATGCGGCCCAGGCTGTTGGGCAGCATGCCCATGCCGCCGACCAGCTGGTTCACGGCCTGGCGCACAGAAGCGTTCGTGGCCGGATAGACCGGCGGGCGCAGTTTGCGGATCTCCCGGGCCAGTTCCTCGGGCATGTTGCGGCTGAATTCCTGGGTGCCGCTGGAGCCGGAATTGCGACTCTCAACCGACTGCGCTAAACTGAGCACGTCCTCTGCAGAGCGGCCCGGGGTTACACCGCGGGGTTGCGCGAGGGTCGTTTTAGGGTCGGCATCGCCGGCTATCTCGACGGCCCACTCCCGCTGCAGGGGATTTTTTGCGTCTAGAGCCAGCCCATCCTCACGGGCTGCTGCCTCCAGCCAGCGCTGCCCTGACGAGCTCTCACTGAGGTCCACCGCCTCCAGCGTGTAGAGCGGATTCGACAATCCCTCCAGAGCCATTTCCTTGACGGTCAGCTTCACCAGCTTGGAGCGGCCATCCACATCCATGGGCGCGAAGAAACGGTGAATGGCCACGATGTTGGGGTCGCCACTTCGATCTGCCTTGCTCCATCCGTATGTAGCTGCGGCGAACAGACGATCAGCATTGGCCACGGCGCGGGCCTGGATCGAAGGTGATTCCGACTTGGAGACGGCCTTCCCGCTCAGCATCTTGTCCAAGTTCTTGCGCGAAACAACTGCCTGCAGGCCAGTCTGTGCATTGGTCAGCGGCTGGCCCTGAAACGCCTTGGCCGCCAGGCGCGCCTCGGCGAACGTGGTGGCACGGCGCATTGCCGGCGGCTGCGCTGCAGCGGACGCCGTTCCTTCGCTGTCCGGGCCAGGCCCACGGCTGAATTGCAGGCTGGCCTGCTGCTGGCCGGCACGCGCCGCATCAGCAGCATCCACCTCAGCCAGGATCTGCGCCAGCCTCTTGCCCTTGGGATCTATTCCCAGACCCCGGGCCACGCGGCCGGCAGGTAGCGCGCTGGATCGCCAGTTGGCCGGGCGGGCCGCTGCCCCCTGCGCTTGTCCTTGCGGGCCTGGCGCCGCGCCGCCTTGCGCGCCATTGTTGAAAGTCGTGGTGCTGGCATTCGTCAGACCTTCCTGCGCTGCAGCAGCACCAGCAGCCGGCGCGCCTGGCGCTCCAGTTGCTTGCGGAGGTTGCGCGCCAGCTTGCTGGGCTTGATCGGCTTGCGGGGCAAAGGTGGCTCCTGTGGTTTGGGTCAGGGGGCCAGGCCCAGCGGCTTCCAGGGCGCCGGGTCCGGTTGGGGAAATGGCTGCTGGGGCGGCCACGGCGGCAGCCTGTGCCTGGGCACCTTGGGCATTTGCGATCTCCTGAGCCTGCAGGGCGGCCTGCTGGGCTGCATCGAAGCCGGCATCCACGGCCATGGCAGCGCCGCGCGACAGCGGGCCGTCTGCGGGGTTGATGCCCATGCGCTCGGAAGGACGCTGCAGCGGACGCTGGGGGATCAGCGCCTCCATGGCGGCGTTGTCCGCGAAGGGGTCCACGGCTGGTGCACGGTCGGCCGGCAGCGGCGCCGGCTCGCCCACACCCCGGAAACCCATGTAGGCATCCACCATGCGGCGCACGCGCTGCGTCTCGGCGGTGTCCAGCGGCTGCTCTTTGATCCGGGCCAGGCCCTCGTTCAGGCCGCCCAGCACCTGGGCCGTGTTGGCAGCACCACCGTCCAGCAGGTTCTGCAGCCCAGACAGGACGCGGCCGGTGCGGACACGCGCATCCACGGCGGCGATACCGGCATCCTCGCTGGCCTGCTGGAACTGGCCTTGCAGCTGCACGCCCATGGCGTCTGCCGCCTGCAGCCCAGCACCAGGGGCTGGTGCACCAGCAGGATCAGCGCCCACGTTCTGGGCCAGCCACGCGTCTTCCATGGCATCGCGCACCGTGTCCACCGTCTGCTGGGTGGAGAACTGCGTGCCGTTGCGCACGGCGGCCTGGACTTCGGCCACGTAATCGGGGCTCTGCGCAGGCTGCTGGCCGTCGCCGTAGTTCTCCCACCAGCGGCGGGCCTGCTGCGCGGCAGGGTCGTTCACCTCGCGGATCGACTGGCCCATGATTTTGGCCCGCACCTCCTCCCGCTGGTCCTCGGGCAGGTTGGCCAGGTAGCTCTCCACCTCGCCCACGCGGCCGACGCTGCCGTCAGGGAAGGAGATCAGGCGCTCGGGTGTTTGGTTGCCCAGCAGCAGCGGCGCCTGCGTGGCAGCTTCCTCGGCGGGGGCCTGCTGCTCATCCTGCTGTGGCTGCTGGCCGCGCGAGTGCCCACCCGTCAGCAGCGACGTACCGGCACCCGTGACGCCTCCCAGGGCCGCGCCCATGCCGGCCGCAGCCGCCACGCCCTTCGAGGGATCGATGCTCGGGTCGAACGGCATGGCCGCCCGCTGGCCCTCGTACTGGGTGACGCCTTCCTCGACAGCTTCCTGCGCCGCCTCGCTGGCACCAGTCTTCAGGGCGCGCGCAGCAGCACCGCCAGCAAAGCCCTTGCCGCCGGCCAGCAGGCGCTCGGCACCGAAGGCACCGCCAGCACCGCCGATCACGGCCGGCAGCACGCTGGCACCGCGCGCCGCAGAAACAGCCTGGTCCTCCGTGGCGCCGCCCTGCTTCGCCAAGTCGTAGGCCGTGCCAGCAGCATCGCCACCAGCCATCGCAGCACCAGCAGCGACACCGCCCGCGCGGCCCGCCATCTCCACCGCCTTGCCACCAAGGCCAGCAGCGCGGCCGACCAGCCCCGCACCCTTCACCGCCAGGCCAGGACCAGCGAACGAGCCCGCAGCCTGCGCCGCAGCCAGCAGCGGGTTCTGCGCCACGTACTTGCCCACGGCCGCCAGCTCGCCGCCAACACCATCAGCGTCCTGCACCTCCTGCCGGAACTGCTGCTTCGAGGCCTTGACCACATCGCTCTGCGCAGCCTCGCCGGCCTGGATGATGTTCTTGTCGATCCAGCCCGAGACATCGTTGCCGGGCTTCACGAAGTTCGCAGCAGCCGAGACACCGCCGGCCGCCGCGTTCGCAGCCTCGATGGCCGTGTCGTTCAGGACGGCCAGGGGGTTGCGGGACTTGGGCTTCTCGCCATCCAGGGTGCCGTTGAAAGGCTTGAGTCCAGAAGGGTGTGCTTCAGGTGGATCAAGCTCGCCAGTGAAAGGTTTGAGGGTAGCCATGCCCCCAGTGTTCCCACGCAGGGGCTGGGGCGCGAACCCTGGGCGGGGGCGTGAAGCCCTACACGGGAAGCGACGGTCAAGGCCTACCTCAGCGCCTCAACCCATGAGATGGGCACCAGCCATTTCAAGCATCTCTCTGTCGATCGCCAAGCCAGAGGCCGATCCAATCACCACGCTTGTCATCCCGCACTTTGGACAGCACGCAGTGGCACCGTCATCCCACCATTGGGTGATCTGCTCAGGCGGATAGACTTCACCGCAGCCTATGCAGCCGCAAGCTTCACTGCACAGCACGACATCTTTGTGGTCTTCAGCGGCTCGTTGGTAGGAATAGGGATCAATGCCTGGATCCCAGCTGCGTCCGCTCTTGAGGGTGATGGTCATAGCACTTCGGATTCTGCGCGATCCGCCAACGCGTACTGCGCAGTGCACAGGCAACTTCACACGGGCCGCGTCCGCACCTCAGCCGTCCAGGCAGACTGCCCTCTGGGCTGCAACGAGCCCTGATCCGTTGCAGCGATGTGGAGGTATTCGCCCTCTCCCAACGCGCGAGCCTGCTGCGACAGCTGCTCGCGCACGTCATTGGATTCAGCGCGGAGCTTGCTGATCACCATCTTGTTCACCTTCAGCTCGCGACAACAGCGGCAGGAAAAGTGCATCCACTTTCCATAGTCTTCGAGGAAGGCAGTGCACTGGAGGTTGCATAGGGGGCACGGGGCTTGGATGGAGTCTGGCATGGCTGCACCCTGAAGAAATACTGAGCGAAAGAAACTCTGAACCTGTTGTACCGCACCTGTGCGGTCCAAAACGAAATGACGAGGTAGGGGTTGGCCTAAGAGCGGCGGGCATGCTGATTGCCGCCTGTACAGCCTCACAGCCTGGAAGAAGATACATATTGGTACAAGACCCGAAAGAACGGTAGCATGCGCTCACATTTAACCAATAGAAAGCGTAGTGACATGCGAGTATCAATAACTCCTGCCGTTGCCAATTCGGCAGAGGGTCCACATGGATGAGTGCAAGCCGGGCCAGGACAGCGACCAACAACCCCAGTGGTCGCCTACGGGAGCACTGGCCCTGCTTATTTTGGGAGCGCTTGCGATAGCTGCGGCGATTTGGCTCATGGCAAAGCAGCACCGCACCCTGCCTTGGCAACTGCGAGCCGCAGCCATTGCCGCACCGGCAACAGAAGCTTCGCCGCCAGCCGCAGCTGCCGAAATGCAATGCCCAAATCAGAACTGGACTGCAGGCCAACGCACGTGATGAGCTTCTGGCGCAGGGCTGGGTCCAGAAACGACGAAGCCCGCGCGAGACACCCCCAGGATGGTGCCGCCCGGGTCCTGAATAGAATGGCGGCAATCAGCGGCCTGGCGCCGCGACGACTGGAGGGGATCCTGGCCGCGTATCAACTGCAACCGAAAAAACTGAACGTCTGGGCTGCACTGGTCTATTTCCTGCTTTTCATGGACCAGAGGTACATCAAGGCAGCGACCCAAAATTCCATTGAGGTGAGCATTCGTTCAGCCGACTATAAGCTGAAGCACGATGCTGGAATCTACCCTTCAGACGAGGAAGTAGAGCACCTCAACACATTCAATGCTTTTCAGCTGAAAAAGATGCGCAAGGAGTTTTGGTCCGCAGCGGCATGGACTCTGCTGATCATCGCCTTTTCCATCGGAGTGCTCGCCCTATTGTCGAAGGCCCCATGTGCCGGACTCACGGCGCCCAAAGTAGTTTCCTCAATCGGAGGAGCGTTGGCGGCATGGGGGACTATGTTCCAGTTGATCCGTGCGGATGCCACATTCAAAGCTGCGCAGGCACACGAATTGATGCGCCCGCCCCTCTTCCTGCTCCTGTTCGTGCCAGGCTCTGTGCTGGCTATCGCCGGCACGCTGGCGTAGGCCGGTGCCCGTCCGGGCGTGGAGTGGTACGCTCTTGGCACTGCCGCATAAGCAGCTCAGAAAAAAGCGCATTCGCCGAGTGCGCTTCGTTTTTGTTCACTGCCGCATAGGCAGCTCAGAAATGTGCTCTACGACACGGCCGTGCATGCTGTCGGTTTGCTGCCGCATAGGCAGCTCAGAAACTCCTCCTTCGAGTGCTTAGCCCTGCACCCAAATTCACTGCCGTATAGGCAGCTCAGAAATGTGATCTGTCGGCAGAAGCAAAAGGCAGGTGGTTCACTGCCGTATAGGCAGCTCAGCAACTCTCCGCCAAGATGCAGGCCGCTTGAGCCCTCTTCACTGCCGCACAGGCAGCCAGGCCCGCCCAGCGGGCCTTTTTCTTGGGCGCAGCTCACACGGGCCGCGTCCGCACCTCAGCGCTCCAGGGCGTCTTGCCACCGTGCTGCTCGGCCTGCTGACGCTGCAGGTGCGCGGACAACCTGGAGACTCAGCGCTTGGCCTCGTCCTCCAGCGTGTATGCGTAGAACATGAGGTGCTCCAGCGCTACAGCGTGCGGGTCACGACCTTCCAAGGGCGATTCCCTGGCAGAGTCGTCCGGCAAGAAGACCAGAAGCACGTCGCCACAGGCTTCGTAGTCTGCGCTGAACTCAACGCCGTTGTGGGTGAAGACGCATTCGTGCATGCGGGGCATTGTCACAGGTGCGAGCTCGTGGCACCAGCGCCCAGAAACGACGAAGCCCGCACGGGGCGGGCTTGGTTGGAGTGCGGATTGCTACTTGGCAGGCTGTGTCGCAACAGTAGCAGGAGCCGCCGGCGGAGGCGGGTTCTTGGCCAGGTCGTACTGCATGAGGCCAATGATGATTGCAGCTCCGCCAACTACTACGGTACCGACCACAAACTGGAGCATGTTGATCGAGGACTTCAGCCCATCAACCTTGCCTTCCAGGCCTTCGACTTTTCCGCCAACGTTCGCAACAGCCACGCCAGTGGCTGACATTTCCTTGGTGACGTCCTTCAGCATGTGCGCGAAGTCAGCACGCAGACCCTGCATCTCGGTCAGCATCTGCCCTTGCATGGTGGCCATCTGCGTGTTGAGCTGGCCCATGGCTGCGACGGTCTCCTTGGATGACTCGGCGATGGACGCGCGGACCTCAGCGCGCACGCTATCGAGCTTGGCGTCGAGGAGTTCACGGGTCACGTCGGTCATAGGTCGATTGTGCGCTGTTTCGGGTTGAAGTGGTGCCTCAGACTTGGAGGCGGTCGTGTGGTTTTTCAATTCCCCAGAAGAAGTATTGCCTCGCACGCTTCCGCTAGGTTCAGCTATATTGCGGCTTTGGGCAGTGTGGCGTGGGTACACGCCTTCAATGTGACTTCCGCCCTCAAGCGCCATATCACTTGTTTTCCGGATGGCATCCTCACGCGAATACCCCTGGCGCATCACCATGGAGGCGGCATCTAATATGCGCTTTTCCGAATCAAGTGCACTCGAGCTGCCAGAAAATTTAGAGGCCATTTGCCGTCCACGAGCAAGATGTTTCTCTTGCCGACGTAGGCTCTCCTCCAAGGACCTAACTGTTTCTGCAAACAAGCCCGCCACGGTGAAATCTGTGTAAGCGACGTCTCCAGCAACAGTGTTTCCCCCACTGATGGTTCGTACCTGTTGGGCAGGTTCCCGCTCGGTGCTCTCCGATTCCGCGCGAATCCTTACAAGTGCCAATTTTGGTCGAGGCTGAGAACTCATAGCTTCAGACATTTTTTGAAGCGTCAGCGGCAGGCGCCCCTGCGCTGCGCCGTTCGATGTCAGTTACAGCTATGGTCAGCATGTTCAAGAGACTTCTTGCACATGACGGGTGGATTGAGAGCGTTGCCAAAGCTCTCCGAACATACCTAATGCCATCTTCCCCAGCTGGAGGAGCGAAGGGTTCAACTTGATTCTCAAAAACACTCAGTATCAGACGCTCATCATCCGGACCAGATCCGACGAGGCCGAGAGTCAAAGAGTCTACGCGCAAGTACTTGAAGTCATTGGCCAACTCGATCGGCTCAAGATCCACTTTTTGCAGCTCTATGTTTCCTGGCTCAACGTTATTCATACTTGGTGCTATCGAGGATTGATTGATACTAAACATTACACCATCACAAAACGCTCTCGTCCAATGCGCCGCACCCTCATGCTCCCCGGCCTCATCCTCTCCGCCCTACTCCTCGCCGGCACCGCCCTCACCTCCTGAGTTCTCCTGCGCGGTAGTACACCTCGCTCCCCATACATGCAGCCTACTGCTACATTGCCGCCAGGAGGTTCCACCTATGAGCACCCCCGACATCAGAGCGATGGAGGACATGCTGGACCATCTGCGAGCGAAGAAGGCGTTTGCAGAGGCGCAGCTGCAGGCATCCGAAGCCGAGGACCCCGACCTCAAGCTGGACTTGCGCCGCATCGAAGGCCGAATCGATGTGCTCAAGGAGATGCTGCGGGAAGCTCGTGAGTGAGCACGGAAGGCCCTGATGCGGGCCCTGCTACATTTCCGCTCAGGAGGCTCTTATGAGCGAGAACACATCCCCCGACGCATCCCCCGACGCATCCCCTGAATTGATCGAACGGTATCGCCAACGGGCGCGTGAACTGCGTGAAGACGCCATTCGTATCGAGGACGAACTGCGGGCCGTCGAAGAGAAGAAGGCCGAACTCCAGACAGCCCTCGCGCGAGTCCGTGGAGCGGTGCAGGTGCTGGAAGAAATCATTGACGAGAAGACCAGATGATCCTCCGCGCTCTCTTCCTCGCCGCCGGCCTCTGTATCGCAGGCCCTGCTCTGGCCGCCAACATGGCCACATGCCTGCTGGACAAGCTCCCGGGCACACAGAACGATGTCGCGGCCCAGGCCGTGTTCCAGGTCTGCAGCGCTGAGCACCAGGGCGGGATTCAGGCCGTGCCCCAGGGAGATGGCCGGGGCATGCTGGGGTTCAAGTCCGGGCCAGAGTGCACGGTGAAGAAGGCAGGCGACACGCGCAGCAACAGGGCGGCGGAGCTGATTGGGGTTGCGTGTCGGCGGCTGTATGACGAGCCCATGAAGCTGCGCCCTTTCAATGGCCCGCTGGATGGCGAGCCTGCGCCTACTCGCCAATAAACCGATTGCCTTTGGCATCCTCGTAGACGGGCTTGCCGCCTGACATTCCAACCTGGCGCGACATTCCTGGCGGCACCTGCCCGCCACCCTGCCCCGGCTGCTGCACAAACAGCCCGCTCTGCCGATTGAACACCGTGGATGGGGTGTTGTAGGCCCGCTGGGACACCGGATCGATCTGCTGCCCCCCAGGCACCACCAGATACGGATCGGCCTGCGGCGTGCCGCCCTCGATATCCCGCATGTACTGCACCAGGCTGCGGCGCTTGGTCGGATCTTGTTCTCCGGCCACCTGGTTGCGCGCGGCCTCCACAAGCCGGTTGGTGCGGTTGCTGTATCCCTGCGTCTCGCGGTCCATGTCCAGGCGCTGCTGGGTCAGACCGGCCTGCATGCCGGCGCGCTGGTTCTGTCCCTGCTGCTCCATGGCTGCGCGCACGAGGGTATTGCCCTGGCGCATGCCCTCTGCCTGCAGGCCTGGGGCGGCCTGCTGCAGCGCCTGGTCCGTGGCCAGCATGGCCTGGTACTTCTGCACATCCGGGCTGTTCTCCGCGCCACGGCCGCCGAAGCGCCGCGTGTTGGTGATGGAGCTGGCCGACACCTCGGCATTGCGCAGCGCGTTGCGCGAGGCCCAGTCGTTGCCGCTGTGGGCAATGGCGGCCTGCACCAGGGGGTTGCCCAGCGAGGTTGACAGGCCGGGGGCGATGCCCTGCATCTGCGACCCTGGCACAGCACCAGCAGGCATCGAGTTCATGGTGCCGCCAGGAGGTTTGCCGTTGATGGTGATGTCGCCGCTGATACCAGCGGGGCCGCTGTAGCTATTGCCATCGCGCGTGATGTTGGCCGGGCCAGGAGGTGCGGCTGGTCCAGGCATGGGCGCAGCTGCGGCGCCAGGGGAGCCCGGAGCGCCGGGTGCGCTCGCTTGCTGCTCCATCGCGGCGGCTACCAGCGGATTGGATTGGCGCGTGATCGGGCTGGCAGGTGCTGGGCTCTGGGCACCAGCAGCAGTCGCCAGCGCAGCGCCACCACCCACCACGGGCGCATAGGGCGCTGCGGCCTGGGCGGCCTGGCCCAGCCCCGACATGGCCGGCTGCGATGCACCGAAGGCCCGGGAGATGAGGCCGGTACCGCGCAACGCGGCGCCAGGGATACCGCCCGCACTGGGCAGCGCGGCCAGGTTGCGGCCGAAGTCGTTGTTCAGGGGATTGCTCTGGGAGCCGTCGGCAGCGGGCGCCTGCGGATTGCCGCCCACCGGGATCTGGTTGATCAGCGCGTCACGCCGCTGGGCTGCTTCGAGAAGGGGATTCGTGGCCATGAGTGTTCCTTGCGGAGTTGCTCATGGCAGTGTGCGGATATGCTGTCGGCGCGTCGAACCCCAGTGGGGGCATCACATCATCAGAGAATGGAATGACAATCTTCAACTCGGCACATCTTCAAGTTTTGCAGCCCTGGGCATCTGTAATTGCTGCTTTCATAGCTGCGTCAGTAGCCATCATTTTTGGTGCAGCCCAGGTTTGGATTGCATGGCAGCAATCCAAAACGACAAGAAATAAGCTAAAACTTGACCTATTCGACCGCCGCCTTGAAGTCTACAAAGCTGCATCTGAAGCAATAGCTACTGCCATACAAACCAACGACTTCACAGCCTCCGACGAGCGAGCATTTTTTCTGGGAATTCGAGGATCACGCTGGCTGCTTGATGCGGTTGCCGACGACTACTTGCGAAGCGACCTATTTCACGCTTTTGATAGGCTTGAAAAAATTCGCCTCAATAAGGGGAAAGTAAAAGCCGATGAGCATCAAAGGCTCGTGTCCGAAGCCACCGACGCTGTCAGGAAGGAGTTGGCCCGGCTGGACTCTATGTTCGAACGATTCCTCCGCATCGACCACTAGGCGAGCGAAAACTCATGCCAGCGGCCCCGGCACACCCACCTCCCGCGACCTCACCCACTCCTCATTGCGACCACTGGCCTTGCGCCCGAACTCCGCTTCGAACTTGGCCAGGGCCACGGCGGCCTTGGCATCGTTGTGCATGTCGGTGTCTTCGCGACCATAGGCCCGGTACAGCATCCAGTGCACCAGAGCGAAGTGCAGCTCCGGCCGGATCTCGGGCTTGTCCACGCAGGCGCGCATGGGCTTGAGCGGTAGCCGCTGCACGGTCAGACGCAGTTCACCGTCTGCTGCAGGCCTGGGCCACAGGTGCAGCTTGCCGGTGGTCATTCCGGCCACCAGGCGCTGCGGCACGTCCTGGCGCTCCTGGAACTGCCAGCCCGGGTGGTAGCAGTCCATCTCGTCCACAGAGATCTCGCAGACCTCCTGGCCGTTGATGAAGGCGCGCAGGATGCGCACCACCCTGCTGTCCAGGTCCACCGTCTCGGCGCCGGCCAGGAAGGCGATGCGGCAGATAGGTGAGACCGAATCGCGCAGCAGCTGGCCACGGCGGCAGGCCTCGACCTGGGCCTCGTTGGCGTAGATGGTCAGGAGGTCGTCCGAGCAGTACGGCTTCTGGTCATCCAGGTCGAAGCAGTCCTGACGGTACTGCTTGATCAGGTCGTCGAGGGTCATGGCGGGCCTTCAGGTCAGGAGGCGAGGATCGAGCGCAGCCAGGCCTGGCCCAGCCGGTTGTCGTCGCGGTTCACCTGGAACGGGTAGCGCAGGCTGTTGATGGGCTGCACCACGTTCATGCGCTCGCCCAGGCGGTCGTCCAACTCCTGGTCGTAGCCGGTCTCCTTGGCGCGGGCCAGACGCTCGACGAACTTGCGCTTGACCACGATGGGGCGGTTGCGGCGGAACATCTGGATGACGCCGTTCACCGAGACCTGCACGAACGGTGCCTCGTTGTCGCGGCCGCCGGACAGCACCGTGACCATCACGGGCTCGTTCATGAAGGCTTCCAGCTCAGCGTCCTTGAGCGTCACCGGGGTGTCGATGATCTCAGCCGAGAAGTCGGGCACGATGCCGAACTCCATGGGAGGCGTGGCGCCCAGGTACTCGTTGGTGGCGTCCGTTTCGTTCTTGCGGGGGGTGGTGGCCATGTTGATGTCCTTGCGGGGATGTGAGGTGGCCCGGGGCGGATACCCCAAGGCCACGGGGGTGCGTCAGGTGCGCGCTTCGTAGACGCAGGTCTTGGAAGCCAGGACGGCCGCCAGAGTGGCGTTCTGCGACACGCGGAAGCCGCGTTCATCGACCGTGATGCCGTTGGCAGCGTCCAGGGTGCGGACGCCATCGGCACCGGTCTTGAGGCACGAGCCAGCGGCCATGCCCTCGAACCACTCGATCTGCACGCGGTCGGTGACGTTGATCCAGCGGACTTGGCTGGGCTTGAAGCCGGTCTCGACGCGGGTGGTATCCCCTGCGACGATGGCGGTGGCGTCGTAGACCACCTTGCCCTGGGCGGAACTCTGGGAGTCCTGCTTGTCGGTCTTGGTGCGGGTTTGGCCCGCGGTGTTGTCGGCCATGATGGGTTCTCCGTGGGAGTTGAGGTTCAGAGTGGAGGGAGGGCCGAAGCCCTCCCCGGCCTTACAGCGCGGTCACCCCGGCTTCGGCCACCGCCATCCAGCCCTCGTTGAGCATGGTGCAGGCCATGTAGAACTTGGCGCCAACGTAGCCGCGCTGGCCCAGCGGATCGCTCTTGTCCTTCACCCCGGGCGGGATGTAGGTCGGGTCGATGGAGTCCGAACCACGCAGTGCCAGCTGGCCCCAGGCGTCTTCGCCGACCATGATGAACGGGTAGACGTCCACGTTGGTCGCGCCCGTCAGGCCGGTGCTGCCGATAGCTGCGCCTGCGCCGGCATAGGGCGCCAGTTCCGCACTGGTGATGAAGCGGAAGTTCTCGCAGGAACCGATTTCCTGGGCGTGCACAGGCTTGCGGTTGCCGTAGGCGCTGACGTGCACGAAGCCCTGCAGGTCACGGATATCGGCCTCGGCATCCGTGTGCACGAAGACCAGGTAGCTGGCTTCCACGGGCTTTGTGGCGATCATTGCCGAGGGCGACAGGATGCCTGTGATGCGCTTGGCGTGGTTGGCCTGCAGATTGCGGCTGATCTTGCGCAGCAGGTTCAGGCTGATCTTCGCGTTCACAGCAGCGCGGCTGGCACCGCCACCGGCATAGAACACGTTGGTACAAGCCTTGAGCACGCCGTAGCGGATCATCTCGCGGACCAGGGCAATGCGCTCGCCGCACTGCTTCTTCATCTCGGCGGGCACGTCGTCCTCGTACGTGTCCACCGTCTGGTCGGTGAGCTGGTAGAGGCAGCCGTATTGCTTGATGGTGACCTGGATGTCCTGTGGGACCAGCGTGTCTGCGCCAGGCGTGACGCCTTCGGTCAGCTCGTGGGCCACCGGGTCCGCCTTGGGCCGGTTGCGGGTGTTCCAGTCCGTGTTCGCCGCACCCCAAGGGAGGTAGCGGCGGTGCACGATGGTCTTGCCCTGGTTCTTGGGAAGCGCGCGCTGCTGGCCGGTGATGCCCAGCACTTCGCTCGCCACGGCGTGGGCGAGGATATCGCCCTTGATCTTGCCGATCCGCGGCGCCGGGTTGCCGCTTTCGTATTGAGCCATGATGTTCTCCTTCGGGCCTGGCTATCTCAGCGCTGGCCCATGGTGGCCTGGAAGGCGGCCAAAAATTCTTCCTCTTCAGTGGGCGCGGCCTGGGGGCGCGGCGCGTTGCCGCTGGGCGTGACGGCCGCCTTGAGCCGTGCCTGCCCCTTCGCGGCCTTGTCGGCGGCGGTGGCGCGGGCGGTGGCCCATGCGTCGTATTTACCCAGTACGGAGCCCATGCTGTCGGCCGTGACCGCGTCAGCAAACTCCTGCTGCACCTGCTCCCCTTGCGCGGTGAGCCACAGGTTGAACTCCTGCGAGCCCACCTTGTCGCGCCAGCCTGTGTGCATGCGGTCCATCACGGCCAGCTCCAGCGCCATGGGGTCGTGCCCGGCCTGGACCTGCGGCGCTTCGCCCGTGGCCACGGGTTGCTGCGCTTCGGCTGGTGGGGCTTCCTGGCGAGGTTGCTGGTTGTGGAGACCGATCAACGCCCGGGCGTACTCGGCAACGTCGGGATAGTCCTGCTCGAACTGCTTGAGTTGAGGTGGCAGCTCGGGCGTCACTGCGGGCGCCGGGGCTGCTGGGGCCGCAGGAGCTGGCTGTTGCGACTTGCGTAGCAGATCGCCAATGCTCCCGTGTGCTTTGTCCAACTGGCGTTTGAGCGTGTCCACCTCGGCAGCGTTGCCCAGCAGGCGGCGCAGCTCACTGCGCTTGAAGCCGGCGAACTCGACAGGATCGTCGTCCTCGGTCGTGGCCGGCTGCTGCTGGGCGGGCTGCCCTTCAGCACCGGCGGCGGCCGTGGCCTCCTCCTGCTGTTGCTCGCTGGCTTCTTGCGTCACCGCCTCCTTGCCGCCGTGCTCGGCCGCAGCACTTACCGGCGCTGCAGTGGATACGGGCGGCTCGGTGCCGGACGTCTCAGCGAAGGCGCGATGGAAATCGGCCTCCTCTTGAGCACGGGCCTCGGCCTGCTGTTGAGCCTGCTGTTCCTGCTGTTGTTGCTCGTCCATGCGTCATGCGCTCCTGTGTGTCGTGCCGAGGTCAGTAGCCGGGGCCACCGATGTCGGCGGTTTGTGCCGGGTCTGGTTTGTCCAGTGCCAGCAGTTCTTTCCAGGCCGCGATGCGCCCACGCAGTTCGGTGGTGCGCAGCGCGTCCATGGTTAGGCTGTCGTTCTTCTTGCGCAGCGTGTCGATCTGCGCGTTGGCATGGCGCTCAATGGCACGCCATGTCGGTGAGGTGAAGTCCAGGCCTGGGTTTGTCATGGCTGCAGTTTCCAGAGGAACGCCCTCTGGAGCGAACCCTGGCCGGGGGTCAGCCCCGCGCGCCGTCAGCGGCCGGCGTCTCGATGCCCTGGCGCACGCCCAGCAGCGGGCTGTCGGGGCGCAGCGGCGTCAGCGGGTCGGTGTTGTTGGGCACGGCGCCAGGGTCGGGCTGCTGCTGGGGCGTGATCCAGCCCGAGGGCTGCGGAACGATGGGCGCAGCATCCTGGTCGACATAGCCGCCCGAGCGCAGCAGCCCGTCGGCGACTGGCGCCGCGCCGGGGTTCAAGGCGAGGACTTGGGCGGCCTGGGTGCCGCTGTACAAGGTGTCCACGTTCACGCCCACGGTCTGTGCACGCGCCCTGCCCGCCTCTGCATCGGTCTTGCCGGCCTGAGCCTCCAGCAGCTTGGCCTTGGCCTGCAGCGTCGGGTCCTGGCCCTGCTGGGCGCGCTGAGCCTTCTGCTCGTCCGTGTACTGGAAGTTGGTGGGGTCCAGGCGCTGGCCCTTGCACAGCTCGGCCGCCAGCTTCGCCGGGTCCAGCTCGTAGACGGGATTGGCCGACACCTGCAGCAGCGTCATCAGGAACTGCTGCTGGGCGTCGCGCTCCACCAGAGCCGAGCTGGCGCGCACGTCGATCTGGAAGTCGCCCTTGATGCTCTCGTCGTCAGAGTAGGTCATCATCCAGTCGAAGTACCGCTGGATGTGGGGCCGCGTCATGTAGTCGTCGAACCGCTTGGCCAGGCGCCGCAGCACGCTGGTGGCGTTGTTGTTCTGCATCTGCATGCCGCCCAGGGTGTTGGGCGCATCGCCGCGGATGCCCTGCAGCATGGCCGGCATGCCCGTGGTGTCCTCGGCCATCTTCAGGGCGAACTGAATGGTGTTCATCAGCGTGACCTGGGCGCTGGGCACTGTGAAGGCGTTGAATGCTCCGCGCACATCCGAAACGTCCGCATTCGCTTCGGCACGCCAGATCTTCCCCGGCCGCAGACTCCAGACGCCATCTTCCGGTGTCACACCGTTCCCGATCACCACCTGAGGCGCTGCTGACAGGCCGTTGTTGTCCATCATGGCGCGGGCTGCACCATTGAGCATGCGCTGTGCCGTGCGGACCTGCCGGCTGATGCCGACACCCCAGGGCATGCCAGGGCGGCGCTGCCAGGCCAGCACGTCATAGGGGAACTCGCCATCGTCCTGGGGACTGAGCACGACCTTGACCAAGCGGTCGTTGATCATCACCGCCATGGTGGGCACGCGGTCCTCGTCGCCCTCTTCCATCTCCACCCCCAGGCGCGCCAGGTGCTCGCGTGCGCAGTGGCCGTAGAAGATCCACATCTCAAACTCGTTCTCGCCCGGCCGGTAGACGGCTTCCGTGCCCTCGCGGGTGCGGGCCGGGCCTTCGCGCAGCACGGCCAGCAGTTCGGCAGTCTCGTAGCTGGGGTCGGCCAGCATCTCCTTGATCTGGCGCGGGCCGATGTTCTCGCGCTCCCACGTGTAGCTGCCGTTGTGGATGTTCTCCCCGCAGGACGGGTCCGGGAAGAAGTTCCAGGCGTCAATGCGCTTGGAGCCGGGTTTGATCTCATCGAACTTGACGAACTGAGTGGTCTGCGTCACGGGATCCTTGATGGCCATCCGGCTGGTGCGCATCACGGGATAGGGTCCCTTGAAGACACCGGAGCCGATTCGCGCCGAGTCCTCGATCAGCTGCCGCATTTCCCCGTGCCAGTTGCTCTCGACCAGCGAATCCTCGATCGCGCGCTGCATACCCTTGGCGGCTTCGGCTGCATTGCGGATCTGCTCCTGGACGAATTCCTCCACGGTCTTCTGCTTGTAGATCCCGCCCATGGCGTCCATCAGCCGCTGGCGCAATGCTGGGCTGAGCGTCGGCAAAGGCGTGGCCTTGATCTCCCAGGCCCGATCATCCGTGGGCAGCAGCATGTCCGCCACGCGGGCGCTGGCCGCATCCGTGTAGGGGCGCGTGATGTTAAGGAACACCACCGACCGGGCCGGGCCCTGCTGCCTGGTCTGCCCACCGATGACGGCCGCCTTCCTGCTGCGGTACAGCTGGTTGGCGTTCTGGAAATTGCGGTTGGCGTCGTCGATGCCCTGGTAGTGCTCCTCGTCCTCGGTCCACTCCTCCTCGATGCCCGAGCCGGCACGGCCGGCAATGGCCTCGCGGCGCTTGGACAGGAGCGTCAGGACGAACTCGGCGCGCAGGTCGCGCTGGGGCTCGCCGCTGTCGTCGTGCTGCTGGGCCAGCAGGCCCCCATGGTTGGTGGTGGCTTGCATGTCAGTACCCTATCTCGTTGTCCAGTGGCTGCCAGCCGCCGCCCCGAGGAGCGACGGGCCGCTGCTGCTGTGAGCGCAGCATGTGCTCGGCCGATTGAGCGATGTAGCGGAAGTTGTCGGCGCCGTGGCTGTACTGGTCGTGCAGCGGTCCCATGGCCTCGCCGGTCTTGGTGCTGACGTGGCGCTGATACCGCTTCAGGCATTCCAGCAGGCGCGCCGTCTTGGCGGCGTCGAAGTAGCAGCGCGGGAACAGCATGCGGGCGGCCTTGATGCCCTCTTCCACATCCAGCGGGGCCAAGCACAAGACCTGCCGGCGCCCCAGCTCGCGCAGCAGCATCTCTGCGTTCTTGCCGGTCTGCGGGTTCTTGGTCTTGCCGTCGTGCGGCAGGTAGTCGATGCCCCAGCGATACGGGCGCTTCTCCAGTTGGGTCACATACCAGTCATAGGTGTGGTGGCTGTCTTCCAGGTAGTCGATGACGCGCACGTCCTGCGGGCCGACCTGGACCATGGTGATGGTCATGGCGTCGTTCCAGCCCAGGTCCCAGACCGTGTGCACGGGCAGGCGCGGGTCGTAGGGGACGCGGCAGGCCCGGCCGTCGGCATAAAGGTGCTCCACCTCGTGGCGGTAGATGGCGCCGGCGGCCACCTTGCGGGCCTTACCCTCCCAGATGTGCTCGTAGTCGTCCTTGAGCATGGAGCGCTTAGCCTTCTGGCGCTCGTCCTCCAGCACGACTGGAAACCAGGGGTTGTCGCGCCAGTTGATCTGGCAGACCCACGTGTCCGGGCTGGGCGTGGCGATGAACCGCTGGTAGGTCTCGTCCGTCTCCATGTCCGGGTTCAGGGTCAGCCAGATCTCGGAGCCTTCCTTGCGGATGGTCGGGATCAGCACGTCCCAGGACTTCTTGCTGACGCCGTGGGCCTCTTCCACCCAGACGATGTCCACGCCCTCGAAGGACTTGATGGTGTCCACCGTGTGGGACTGCAGGCCCGAGAACAGGAACAGCGAGCCGTTGATGCCCCGGATCTCGGAGTCCAGCACCTCGAAGAAGGCTTCCAGGCCCAGGCGCGAGATGGTGTCCTTCAGCAGGCGATGCACCGAGTCCTTCATGGACCGCTGGATCTCGCGGGCGCACAGCACGCGCAGCGGCCGGTCGGCGGCCATGGCCAGGAGGACAGCAGCGACAGCCCAGGACTTGCCGCCGCCACGGCCACCGTGCATGACCTTGTAGCGCCTGGGCGAGAACAGGGGCTGCAGCTTCTCGGCCAGCTGCAGCTTGGTGAATGGGAGCTCGGCAGGCGCGTTCATGCGTCGTCGTCCTCCCGCGCAGCAGGCCGCACGAACTCGACAGCGATGCGGGCTACGCCGCCCTCCCCTGGCCCTGTGCCCACGGGATCGACCTTGTCCATGCCGAAGGCGGTTCGCTCCATGTCCACAACGATGCGCAGGCTCTCGGCCAGCACCTTCAGGGTCTTGGAGCGCTCAGGCAGGCTGATGACGGCCTCCAGCAGCTCGCCGTAGCGGTCGCGCCCGGGCTTTTCGCCAGGCGTCACCACGGCCGCAGCCAGCTCCTGCAGCTTGGCCAGCGTGGCCGGGTCGGTCTGCTGCTCCAACTCGTCCATGAGCCTGTTGGTGAGCTCGCGAACACGGCGCGCGTCCTTGCGATGGCCCAGCCGAACGTCAGCCACAGCCTGGGCATTGCCGTCGATGACAGCCCGTTCCCGGACTTTGGTATCCGCGGATACCTGGCTGGATACCGCCGCCCTGGATACCAGCGCATCAGCCTTGGCCTGGATCTTCTGGGACAGGTCGCGCTCCCAGCCATCCCGCTTGGCGCGCTTGTTGATGGCGCCGTGGGTGATGCCGTTCTCGTCGGCGATCTGGCGAAGTGTCTTGATGCCGGCCCGGTAGTCCAGCTCTATGCGCTCCCAGTCAGGGGAGCGGGGGCCGGGGGCTGCGCCCCCTGCGCTGGGGGCTTGGTCGGGATGCGGTGAAGATGCCATGCCCGGAGTTTCCCGGGCGCGTGTCTTTTAGGCGAACCCTAGCCGGGGGACTTTGGAGTCGGTATTTTCTCTGTCAGCTTAGTAACGACTTCTATCAATCCAAAACTCGCGCTATCACAGCCGTGTTGTGTATCGGCAGGGGTAAATAACTTCTGCGCCAACTGCCCCTTAATAGTATTCTTAGACTCTTCAGGCATTGCAGCAAGATAGGGCGTTATTGCATTTAGATCCATTGCCTTGCGTAGATAGGAGTGCTCTTGGGAACGATGAAGCGCAGATTGCTTGGCCGTGTATGCTGCAATAAATGTAAAAAAAGCTGCCACGGCCAAACGAACCAAGACATGTTGAGTCGTCCGAAGATCAAATTCCAATATCACAAACAACAAAACCGAGAAAAATCCAATACCACACATAGTAATTAAAGAAACTCGTCGATAAAAATCCGCAGCCTTCTTTTCTATGGTTGCATTTTTCATATACTCCATCGTCAATCCACTGGAAGCCATCTCAGAGATCAAAGCATTTAAATGCTCCGACGATGCAAGGACACCTGCTCTGTATTGTTCTATTTTCTCTAATGCTTCATCATTTTTATTTGATGCATTTTTCTCTAGCCTTTTCATTAAAGCGTCGAGACTTTTATCTGCATTATTGCTATATTCTTCGTATTTAGCTCTCCAGCCAGCGGCTTTCGACTCCAGCTCATCGATACGACTTAAAAGATTTCTTATTTTACCATCTGCAACAATCGGAAAATTAATTGCCCCCAAGAATGACTCACAAAATTCTCTGAGTTGCTTCGCAGATTCAAATAGGCCACTTTTTTCAATATCAGCATTCAATTTATTACTTTTGGAAAACAGCCTTTCAATTCCAGAACAAAAATTCATTGTATTGTGGACTAATTCTTTCTCCAAAATCCCCCTTGCATCAGAACTATTCCGCTCATGATCTTTCGATAGAGATTTTTTTAGATTCAGACCATAATTAACATTCTCATGAAAATCACCAGGCAACCCCCTCAATTTGTCGAGTATTATATCAATTTGACGATGTAAAAATTCCTTTTCAGTATCACTTAGAAATTTATCGTTTGACATTTATCAACCTCTCTTTTTTACGAAAGCATAGCTCCAATACCTCATTGTAAAGAATGAAGCCAAACTGCGCAGCCAAATGATCGCAATGGATGCGACAGCTAGTCCCCTGTTAATTGATCGTACCTGTAGGGACTGTTGAATTTCGTGTCGACTGGATCATTGCACCAGCCAGCAGGTCCATCTGCGGGCTGGGCTCCACCCGGCGCCCCTCCAGCGCCTTGAGCTTGCCTTCCAGCTCCTTGATGCGCGCGGCCATCTCGCGGCGGGTGGCGGCCTGCTGGAGCTGCAGTTCCTGTGCCAGCAGGCCGACGTCGTGCTGCAGCTGAAGGTTGCTGTGCTGCATGGCGTTGCCCTGGGTGCGGAGGGCGATGATGCGCAACTCGCGGGGCCAGATCCGCAACTGCTGGTCGCCAACCTCGATCAGCGTCATGCCGTCATCGAGGTCTGCGAAGTAGACCGGACGCGGCGCCCCGGGACCCTTGACCAGCTCGTACACACCATCGGTGGTCCGCCGCAGGATGCCCTCGACATCGATCATCCGGGAGACGTGGTCGTCGATGATGTGATAGCTCTTGCCGGTCAGGTCCATGAGCCGCTGTCGTGTGATGTTCTGGCCGAGATGCGCCATCTCCAGGATGTGATCCCAGATGATTTCGCGTGTGGTGCGTTCGTCGTGCTGTGGCGTGGTGGTGGTCATGGCGTTCTCCCGGTAAACTGTTGCTTGCTCAGGACATCAGTCCGGGATCGCCCGCCTCGCGCGGGCTTTCCTTTATCCGGGCCGGATCTGCCGGAACTTCAGCATCTCCTTCATCGACCAGTGCGCGGCCTCCACGGCGATGCCGTTGCGGTCGATCTCCAGCAACTGGTCGAACACCTGGGTAGCTTGCAGCGCGATTTCCAGCTCTGGCTGCGTCAGCTGCACCTTCCCCCAGCGTGCCCAGCGGGCGCACACCGGTTCGTACAGTTCCAGCTGCGCATTGACGGTCTGGGCGGCCTCCTCGGTCAGCGGCTCGCCGTCCTGCTGGAGCAGCCACATCATTCGGCTGTAGGTCGTGCCGGTCTCGATCCAGTCGAGTAGGTGCGCATAGGTGGCGCCTCCCTGGGCGATAGTCTGCAGCAGGTCGTGGTGCACGAGTTTGGCTTCGACCTTCGTGGACTCGGCCAGCTTGGGTCGCCAGAACTTCGGCAGTGGGGCCGGCGCGCGGTGTTGGTGATGGCGCTTCATGGCCGGTCGTCCCACGGTTTGAACACCACGCCGGCCTCGGTGCCGAAGGCATAGAGCCATTCGACGAAGCCCTTGGCCAGCTTGTTCGAGAACTTCTTCGTGGGCACGCCCAGCATCACGACCTCACCGCGCAGGCCACGGCCCATCCGCATCTCGCCCAGGCGTACCCACTCGTCGCGAAACTGCACATCGTCCAGCGTGTCCACGCGGAAGGCGCTGATCAGGATGCGCTTGGCGTCCTCCACGTTGGCGAGGTCGCCACCCAGCTGCTGGCTGATTTGGCGGATCTGGCTGTGGAAGTGGCGGCTGTGGCGCTCCTCCCTGCACTCGGGCCGGATCTCCAGCACCAGGCGCTTTCCCTCGCGCAGCCAGCCTTTGATCTGCCGCCAGGCGCTGAGGATGGCGATATGCCCCTGCTCGGGCGTCTTGAGCAGGACGGTGAGGTGTTCGCTCATGCCAGCGCTCCCAGCAGGTCACCCTGCTCCGGCACGGGCGCGGTGGCCACGGCCAGCGATGTGATGGTCACGACCAGCTTGCCGCCCTCCACGGGCTCGCCACGCTGGGCGTTGATGCTGCGCACCCAGCGGTCGTCCTCGATGGCCACGCCCTTGAGCGCGTCCAGCAGCACCTTCTGGGCGTTGTCCAGGTCGATGCACTGCACGGTGTCGTCCCATGCCATGGGGTCGCGCTTCGCGCGGCGCGCCCAGTCCTGGGGCCGGTGCGGGTGCAGGGTGTAGGCGATGGCCACGCGGCCGGCGATGGGGCTGCGCACGCCCGCGGCCCTGGCCAGCCAGCCCACCTTTTCCTTGAATTCCTTCGCCTCGGTCGAAACGTAGGTCATGGCCATGCTGGCCGAGCCCTTGCGGATCACGCGGGTCTGCCAGTAGCGGTTCGCGCTGATGGGGTACGGGAGAGTGAGGGTGATCATGGATGGGGCTTTCACTCGAAGTCGGCCGAACGGCCAGGGGTGGTGCTCGGCTTCTCGCCGTTCCAGTTCTCGAAGCGGACCAGGTGGCCCGTGTACTTGAGGTTCAGATCGCCCGTTGCGCCGCCGCGCTGCTTGGCCACACGCAGGCAGGCGTAGTACCGCCAGGCGTCGCCCAGGCTGGGCTTCAGGTGGATGGGGCGGTGCGGAAAAATGATGATGTCGGCGTCCTGCTCGACGTCGCCACACTCGCGCAGGTCGGACATCATTGGCATCTGGTCCACGCGCTTTTCGACCTCGCGGTTCAGCTGGACCAGCAGCAGCACGGTGATGCCCAGCTCCTTGGCCAGCTTCTTCAGGTTGCGAGAGATCTCCCCGAGTTGCGCCGTCCGGTTGTCCTTCGGGTTCGTGGGCTCCATCAGGCCCAGGTAGTCCACGATCAGCAGCCGCAGGCCGTGCCTGCGCTTCAGGGCGCGGGCCTTGGTGCGCAGCGTGTTGATGTTCAAGCCGGTGCGATCGTTGACGTAGAACGGCAGCTTTCGAATACGCTCGGCCGCAGCGGTCACAGCATGGAAGTCGTTGTCCAGCATGCGCCCCTTGGGCCTGCGGATCAGGCTCAGGGAGACCTCGGACTCCATTGCGACCTGGCGCTCGTACAGCGATGCCCGCGACATTTCCAGCGAGAACATGGCCACGGTCTGCCCCAGCTTGGCTGCGTGCATGCCGATGGTGGCCGCCAGCGCAGTCTTGCCCATCGATGGCCGCGCGCCGATCACGACGTAGTCGCCAGGCCGTGTCCCGCCATCGAGGATGTGGTCCAGATCGCGGAGGCCCGTTGGGAGGAACGGCTCCTCGATGCCGACACAGCGCTCGTCCAGCTCGCTCAGGAACTCGACCATGCCGGCGTCGGAGCTGACCCACTCGTCTCCTGGGCCGTCCTGCACCAGGCCTGCCAGCTGCGCCGACACCTGCTCGATCCGGTCACCGATGGGCACAGCATGGTCGCGCGCCAGCTCGCGGGCCTTGTCCACCACGCCCAGCAGTTGGCGGCTCAGCGCACGCTCCCGGACGATTTCGGCGTAGCGTCGGGCCGAGGAGCCCGAGACGGAGCCGGCCTCCGTCAGGTCGTGCAGGTACTTCAGCTCCACCGCGCAGCGCAGCTGCTCGTGCACGGTCAGCGGGTCCACAGCCTTGGCGGCCACGGCCAGCGCGGAGATGGCGCCGTAGATCGCGCCGTGGGTCTCGTCGGCGAAGTCCGCAGGCTGCAGGATGTCGCCCACCACGTCGTACAGGGCGCTGCTCAGCAGCAGGGAGCCCAGGACAGCGTGCTCAGCCTCGTAGCTGGCCAGCGGCACCGCGACGGCGCCGTCGAAATCTTCGTCCAGGGGGGGCATGGAGCGGGCGTTCATGCTGTGGTCCTCGTTTTTTCGATGACGTGCTTCATGCCCTTTTCGCTGAGCAGGAAGTCGAGATCGCACTGCCAGCTGGCGTGCTCTCCGCTGCGGTAGCCGCGGCCCATAAGGAAGTCGTTGTCGCGGGCACGGCCGAAGTACTCGCGGAACCAGGTCACAGCCTGCTCAGCGGTCTCCGCGCGGGGCGTGTTGTCGGATTTCTTGCTTGTCAGGACGAACTTCCAGAGCTTGCCCACGGCCTTGCGGCGGCCATCGTTGAGCAGGCGAACCTTCGGCAGTTCGGGCAGGACTTCGTGGTAGAGGTCAACCAGGTCCTGAACCGGGCAGTTCGGCAGTCCAGGCTTGCCAGGTGCGGTTTCGCCGGGCTGGTCGTCGGCGCTGCCGACAGAGCCGTTAGGCTCTTTCTTTTCCTGTTCCTGTTCCTGTTCCTGTTCCTGTTCCTGTTCCTGATTAGGCATAGCCTTCGGGGAAGCCTTTCCGAAAGTCTCATCGAAAGCCTTCCCGAAAGCCTCTCCGAGCGCATGAACACTGGCTCTCAGGTGCTCCAGGGCCTCGCGCTTCAGGTCGCATTCGGGGATCAGGTCGAATTCAGCAGCCCAGCTCTTGACCACGTTGGGGGACTCGGGCCGGTTGTGCTTGATGGCGTTCGGAACCCACATGACGCGGGCTTTGAAGTCGGCTTTCACCATCCCTTGTTGGAAGACTTCCCGGAAGGCTTTGTCAAAGGCTTCCAGATCCCAATCCAGTTCCTCGGCCATAGCAGCACGGCCAGCGCGGAACAAACCGGGAATGGGGCCTGTGTGGGGGCCGGTGATCAGAAAGAGCCACAGGCCCTGCCCGCAGGGCGGCATCGCTGACAGGCGGCGGAATTTCTCGTCGCCCCAGGTGCGCACCTCGACCTTGCGGTAGCGACTTGGCGCGCGGGCGGCTTTGGGGATATCGGTATCGATCACTGCGCGCGCCCTTCATAGGCGGCAGCGAAGGCCTGGCCAGCGGGTGTCGTGGCTGGCCAAGGGCATGCCTGTTCCAGGGGCTGGCCAGCAGCGCGCGCGGCAGCCGCCAGGGCCTTGATGCGGTCGAGGCTGACGACTTCAGACATTGCCGCCCTCCTCGCCCCGGGGAGCCGATGCCGCGCTGAATGGATTGCTGGGCACGCGGGCCATCGTGATACTGGACCTATGCCATTGCTCAACAGCCCAGCAGTTCAGGATCTGACGAATCACCGCGCCGCGGCTGGCGTCGGGGTCCACGCTCTCGTTCAGGTTGCGAACGTAGGCCTCGATCACGTCCAGCGTGAACGTGCGCACCGAAGCCCGCACCTCGACATAGTCGCTCTCGACGTCCCGGCCCGGGCGCAGGCGGACCTGCACGACTTCGAAGGGGTTCTCGGGCACCAGGCCCACCTTCATCTTCGATTCGTTCCAGCAGCGGTTGGCCCAGTCGTCCAGGACCTCGGTGATGATCTGGTTGCGGCTGGTGCGCGGGTCGGCATAGCGCAGGCGGCTGTGCAGTTCGGCCTCCAGCATGTTGGCCGTGAAGCTGTGCAGGTTCACGCGCATGTGCGTGAAGTCCAGCTCTGGATTACGGCTGCGCGCGTACTGCGGCATGGGGTAGTTCTGGTTCATGTCTTTGTCCTGGCTGTGGTGGTCGTGGAGGACGAGGCCCTGGACGACGAATGGGACGTCAGCCGCAGGGAGCTGGATGCGTTGCTGTATGGGCTGGCGCAGCGGCGGGCCGGCAGCGAAGGGGTGCCCGCCACCTCTCGGGGCAGAATGGAAGTTCTTACACAACCATTCCCGAGAGGGGCGGACATGAACATTCCAGAGTTACTGGTTGCCGCGAAAGGCGCATACGAGCTTGTGGCCGTGGGCATCGCAGCACGCGACGATGCGAAGGTCAGCGAAGCAATGTCGGAGCTTCGGCAGAAGCTGTGGGATGCCTCAGCCATGGGCTTTTCCCAGATGGAGAAGCTGCACGGCCTCGAATTCGAGGCGCAGGCACTCCGAATGAAGTTGGCCAATGCGGAAAGAGGTCTTGAAGACCTGAAACGCCAGATCGCTGATGACGCCAAGTACGACTTGGCCGAAATACCAATTGGCAAATGGGTGCAGGTTCGTATAGAGGACGCGGAGAAGCCGGTGGAGCGCCGCCCCAACTTTTGTAGCTCGTGCCACAGCGCGGGCCGCAAAACGCCACTTCAGTACAAGGAGGCGACGGTAAGTGAGCCGAGCCGCCTCTACTGCCCTGTGGAGAGCAAGCACTCGATTTACTTTGGAGAACGGCTTCCGCAGGCCTCGACTCAGCCACTTCTCTACTGAAGCGCAGGCCGTTAGCATCTGGCGCCACGCGTCATGCATGGCCCGCCTCCTGAGTGCCTGGCTGGGGGGCGGGTACTGGCAGGGGCTCTCGCCCGTAGACCTGATCAAGGCTCACCACAAGCCCGCGACCAAGGGAGAAATCAATCAGCCGAAGCGCGACATGCACGGGCATGGACTGCTGCCCGGATTCGTAGTTGGCGATGTTTCCTTGGCTGCATTCGATGCCAACGCCAAGCTCTTTTTGGGTCACCCCCAGGAGCGACCGGATGGGTTTGAGTGTCTGCATGACGCTCATTATCAGCGCCGCTGGTTTGACAGTCAACCAGCGGCGCTGATCGATCAAAACCAGCGCGCCTGATACTTGAGCCATGAGTAGCAAGAAAGCCATAGTCACGGACGAGCACCGCGAAGAGGCGCGGGCCCTGCGTGAAATCTGGAACAGGGTCAAGCCCAGAAACCAGAAGGAGTTCGGCGCAGAGTTCGGGATCGGCGGGCAGACCGCCGTCAGCAACTTCCTGAGCGGCACATCGGCCCTCAGCCTGAAAGCGGCGGCGGGCTTCGCTGCTGGCTTGGGCTGCCGCATCGAGGACTTCAGCCCCCGTCTGGCAGCCCCCGCAGCACAGATCGCCGAGCTGACGCCTCCCCCACCGCCATCAAGCGACGAATACACGTCAGTTCGATATGCAAACGTGCGCTTCGCAAATGGTTCGGGCAAGGTGGCCTACGTCGCTGCCGACAAGCCCGCCCTGGTGTTCCGCACCGACTTCCTGAAGAGAGCGGGTGTCTCCCAGGCAAATGCCGTCGTGGTGGATGCCAAGGGACACAGCAACGAGCCGAAGATTCCCGACGGCTCTATCGTCTTGGTGGACCGAGGAGACAAAGAGCGTCTGAACGGAGACTTCTACGCGTTCCGTGCTGACGGCGAATTGCTAATCAAGCGCCTACAGAACGTTCCCGGGGCAGGCGTCCTTGCGATTGCTGAAAACCCGAGCTTCAAACCCAAGCAGGTCATGTACCAAGAAGGCGATGATTTCGAGGTAATTGGGCGGGCTGTCTGGGCCGGCATCATGCTCTGAACCTACCGCCCCACTCGTTCCACTCCAGCTCAAAAGACCCGCACCTCGCGGGTTTTTTTTCGTCCATTCGCAAGAACTACCAGCGCACAGGAAATAAAAATCAGCGGCGCTGGTTGACACACATACCAGCGCCGCTGATAATAAATCCCAGCAGCCCACACAGCGCATCAGCGCCAGGGCTGTTGGGCACCACGGCATCGACCGGCGCGCTCTGGCTCTTGCAGCAAGCACGGCTGGGTAAAGACAGGGCACCGCGGGCATGGCGCGGATGGATTCCTAAACCTGCCGGTGCGAAGGCTAGTAGCGCTCTGCCCCTGGATGGGATCAGGCATCGCGAACGAGATATGGCGCCGCATGTATGCCGGACTTGAGCCGGCAGCAGGCGAGCTACCGCTGCACTGCGAACCGCCTCCTGGGTCAAGAAAACGGGAGTGAGGCATGAACTGGGATGCCAAGAAAAGAAAAGCCCAGATCAACGCCCTCCCCGAGCGCATCGGGGCGAAACAAAAGAGGCTTCTCGATGCGGGAGGCCTTTTCTGTTTCCGCCACCACCACAGGAGAGACCACCGTGACCGTTTCAGCTCCCACAGGCCTGCGCCAAGCACAGGCCGCCCAATCCGCCCTCGCTACAGCAGGCATTGGAGCGCTCTATGAGGGCACCCAGGCAGCCGCCATTCCAGTCAGTCAGGTCGAAGCCGCGCTCAGCCGGATCGATGCAGGCATGGAGGACTTGCAGAACACTATCAGGCGCATTTCCGGCCGGTTGGAGCCTGTGCTGTCGGCGGCCGGCGTCTCTGCCGAGGGCAGTGCGCACGAAGCCGAGCCTGCATCCCCCACTCCTCTGGTGCGCCGACTCAATGACCTGGCCACCGAGTTGCGCGAGGACTGCGCGGCCCTGCAGGACCTGGAGCGGCGCCTGGCGCTGTGATAGGGATGGCCAGGACCACCACCGCGCCCACCGGGCAGATTGCCCCGCTCGGCCTGCGCATGCTGCCGAAGATGCGGGAGCGAATTGAACAGGCGGCGCGGGAAAGCGGCCGCAGCCTCAACGCCGAGATCGTCCACCGCCTGGCCCAGACCCTGGGCGAGGACTTCGCCGCAGAGCAGCCGGAGGCGCAGCCGGTGCTGGCCGAGATGGCCGGCTACCTGCGAGAGCTGCGCGACATGGCGCGGGCGCAGGCTGAGCAATCCCGACAGAGCGCATTGACAGCGCTCGATTGATACACCCCTCGGCCACGCGCCGAGGCCCATCACGCAGGCGCCCTGCCCCCAGGACGCCGCCGCGATGGAGCTGGAGCCATTTGGCAAATCAACCTAGGAGTGGGTTCTGACCCGGCTCCATCGACCTTCACCACCCTTTTCCAGCCGGGCCCTGGGGGACTATCTCCTCCCTCCCCTTCCAACTCCCCAGGCGTGCCAGCAATGGCGCCGGCTTTTTCCATTGGCCCGCAGCTTCACCGCTCCGGGCCTTTTTCGTTTCTGGCCTGCGGGCCGCAAGGAGGTCGCATGGACGACAAGGAATTGCAGATGCTGGCGGCCAAGGCGGCTGGCGTCGAGTTGCACGGCGAATTCTGCGAGGCGCTGGGATTCCCAGCGCGCCAGGAGCAACGCGGCTGGTGGTACCCGCTGGCCGACGATGGCGATTCGCTGCGGCTCGCCGTGAAGCTGCAGATGTTCATCTACAACGACCACATCATGTCGGGCCAGGTGTTCGTGCGTGTGGGTGAGGAAACATTCGATTCAGTGTTCACTGGCTCCGATGACGGCAAGCCGGTGGAGACCGAAGGGGTGATTCCCAGCGACTACGCCAACACACGGCGCGCCATCGTGCAAGCCGCCGCAGAGATCGGAAGGGCCATGCCATGAACGCCCGCCCCCAATGCCTCGATGCCCTGGCTGTGGACGCCCACGTGCAGCGCCAGGGCGACGACGAGGCTGCCAGCGACTACTGGTCTGTCCAGGCTGATCGCGAGATCCGCGCCGGCCTGCGTCTCAAGAAGCCCGCCGACTGGTTTGAGACCCGCATATCCGGCCCGCACGGCGGCTGGTCGCCCGACGAGCTGCTGCTGCACGCCCTGGACTGCGACAACGAGCCCGTGCGCGCCGTGTTCTCGCGGCTGATGGTCGGCCAAGCCAGCGCCGCCGAGCTGCACACCGCTCTGGTGGACTTCGCGCTCGAGCACTGCAGCGAGGGCGTGGCCGCCGCGCTGGAACAGGAGGCCCGCAATGCAGGTTGACCCCGCCCGCGCCGCGGCGAACCCGGCCATTGCCGAGTACCTGATCGGCGAGCAGCAGGCCGAAATATCCCGGCTGCTTGCTCTGGTGGCCAGCCTCACCCCCGCCGCGCCGCTGGCCCCCGAAGCCCTGCGCGCCGCGCTCGCCCAACAACCCCAGGCGCTGGAGTTCAGCGCTGACGCTATCTGAGGACGCCATGGCCCACAGCCTGAAGGCATTCAAGGACCGGATCAGCCGGTTCTCCCTATGGCTTGCTGAGCGCGGCGCGCAGGTGCAGGCCACCACGAACGAGTGGGAGCTGATCCGCTTCAAGTCGAACAGCAAGACCAGCATCGTCTATAGGACTGCCGCTGGCGCCCTGACGTTTACTGGAGAAGCTGAAGCGGCCTGGAAAAGCCACCTGTCCGCAGGCAGCTGGCGCGGATGCGATTCCACGAAGCGCAGCAAGAAGACGACCACCGAGGTCCGCTCTCTGCTGGCACGCGATGGCGATTGCTGTTTCCTCTGCGGCCAGCCGCTGGGCGACGACATCACCGTGGAGCATCTGGTCGCTGTCGCGCACGGTGGGCCCAACCACCTGTCGAACAAGGCGCTAATGCACCGCGCATGCAATGTGCGAGTGAATCACCTGTCTGTAGCGGAGAAGGTTCGCATGCGCGATGCGGAGAGAAGCAAAGCACAACCCCAGGCGCTCCAGCACTGCGCCGATGCAATCTGAGGAGAGGTGATGACTGAAGAACAGATGAAAGAAATCATTTCGCACGAGACGGGTTTCGAGTGGCTGCCTGGGGAGTTGATGCCCATGAGCGGTGACGAACTGCTCCGCATTGCCATCGCGATCGCCGCGCTGGCTGCAAAGGAGTGCCCATGAAAGAACGACCGATCCTGTTTTCGGCAAGTATGGTTCGCGCCCTGCTGGCTGGCACGAAGACCCAGACGCGCCGGATCTGCAAGCCAGCGATGGCCCACAACTTGAGCCACGTTGTCGAAGTGCCAGACCCACAGGAGCGCGGCCAGGTCTACAACGGAACCACCTTCGGCGACGAAGAAGGCGCAATTCAGTTCACGTCGCCCTATGGAGGGATGCGCGACAGGCTCTGGGTGCGGGAGACCTTCTATGCCTGGGGCCGCTGGGAGACTCGCTTCAGCGCGAGGAAAGCCCGCGACGAGTGGCACTTCGTGGACATGACGCTGGAGTGCGGCAAGGCCTACCAATATGCCGGTGACCGTCCTCAGCCTCTCGCGGGCAAACGCGACGGCGGCACCCTGCCCAAATGGTTTAAACGACCAGCGATCCACATGCCCCGGGCTGCCAGCCGAATCTCGCTGGAGATCACCGGCGTGCGCGTGGAGCGCCTGCAGGACATCAGCGAAGCAGATGCTGACGCCGAGGGCTGTGAAAGGCTGGAAACGGAGCGCTACGAACGGGACTGGAAGCTGTGCCCGAAGTGTGGCGGCACCCGGTTGCACAACGCGCTGGGCGGAAATGGCGGCGTGATTCTCGATGTGGACTGTTGGGAGTGCGACACCTACGCGAAGCGCTACCGCCACCTGTGGACCGCCATCAACGGCCCCGACTCCTGGGTCCAGAACCCCTGGGTCTGGGTAGTCGAGTTCAAGCGTGTTCAGCAGGCCTCCTCCGGGAGGCCTTCTCAATTGGAGGACGCCCCATGCAGCGCGTGACCCCGGCAGAGCCCTTCAACCCCGATCCCGACGCCCGCTACCTGCGCGAGTGCTCGACCCCTGGCCCGGTTTACGAGCCGGATGCCGATGGCGTGCCAGGCGGCTGGCTGCTCATGGTGCTGGCCGCACTGCTCCTGCTGGCCCTCACAGGCTGCAGCCAAGCCGAAGCGCAGCAGCCCCAGCCCACGGCGCAGGAACAGCGCCTGGCGCGCGCAGCAGCACGGGCCTGTGAGGGCCTCACCCCTGTTTTTGATAACGGCAGCTTGGTCTGCCACAAGGAGATTCCATGAGCAAAAAACTCAAAGACGGCGGCCCCGTCCATCCGGTGCGCCTCCCGATTCCTGGCGCACTCCACGCCTGCGGTGATCCCATCCCGACAGAACTGCACACGGGTATCAGCCTGCGCGACCACTTCGCCGGCTTGGCCATGCAGGCCGATGCAACCAGCCAAGACGCCTCCGAGGAGTTCTCGTTTGACGAGCGCGCTGAATGGGCTTACCAGCAGGCCGACGCCATGCTGCGCGCTCGCGAGAAGGAGCCCAGCTCATGAAGCGCGAGCACCCCAACACCGACGAACTGCTGCGCATGGCCGAGATCAACGGCGGCCTCGCGCTCGCGCTCCAGCGCCTGCTGGAGGTCGCCCAGAGCAGCACAGGAATCGTCGGCTACCTCGGCAACCCAGAGCCCATGTCATGGGGGCATTTCTGGGAGGTCGATGTGGCCGAGAAGGCACTCAAGAAATTCATGGGAGAAAAAGCATGAGCAAGTACTACGCCGACGACGACATCCAGCTGCTGGCCAATGGGGCAGTGAACCACCTCCTGCGCAACGTCTACATGTCCATCACCTTGCGCAACGGCCAGCAGCCCAAGGGCTTCCCTGTGCCCATCAAGCGCGTGCACGGTGAAGGCCACCTCACCCAGGAATACCGCCCCCTGGCCGTGCTGGAGTTCGTGCAGGACGTGGTCGCCAAAGAGGACGCGCAGCGTGTGGCGGCAGCCAAGAAGGCCGATGCGGAGGCCGAGGAGCAGGCCACGCCATGAACGCCCTGCTCCACCTCTTCCTCTGGCTCGGCCTGAGCGCCATCTGCGCAGGCCTGGCCGGCATCGCGGCGGGGCTGGCATGACCATGCTGGCCGACGCCCCCCAGTTCATCGTTCACTACAGCGCCCAGGGCACGGACGAATGGAAGCGCGACCGGGCCGGCGTCATCACGGCCAGCATGTTCTCCACGGCGCGCGAGCGCGTTGGGGGCCTGACGGAGCAGCAGGCCGCCCTGGTGGCAGGTATGCGCGCCGGCATGGCCCTGGATGCTGCGGCGGCCCAGGCCGGCTACAAGACCCGCCCCAAGCTCACCGAGACCGTGCAGCGCGCCATCGCGGGTCTGCCCATCGGCGACTTCAGCGAGGCCGCCAAGAGCTACGCCCTGCGCCTGGCCATCGAGCGCGGAAGCCGCGAACCGCTGGACGAAGGCTTCGAGACCTACGCCATGCGGCGCGGGCACGAGCTGGAGCCCATGGCGCGCGCCGCGCACGAGGTGCATGCCGGCGTCGAGGTGCTGCCCTGCGGCTTCATCACGACGCCCGACCGCTTCTTCGGGGCCAGCGCCGACGGCCTGATCGAGCCGGACGGCGGCGCCGAATACAAGTGCCTCATCGACCCGCTGCGCCTGCGCGCCAGCCTGCTGGACAACGACATCAGCGAGTTCATGGACCAGGTGCAGGGCGGGATGTGGATCACCGGCCGCCGCTGGTGGGACTTCTGCATCTACTGCCCGGCCCTGGCCCCCGTGGGCCGCGACTTCACCCGCTGGCGCGTGCCACGCGACGACGACTACATCGAAACCATGGAAGCCGAGCTGCTGCAGTTCAAGCAGCTGGTGGACCAGTACGAAACCGCCCTGCGCGGCAACACCCAGGAGCATGCATGACCACCAACATCCCCCCGGCGCCCGCTGCCAACAACCCAGTCCCGGCCGCGCCGAAAGACGCAATCGCCTATCACCTGAAGAAGCGCGGCGCCGAGATCGCCAAGATGCTGCCCAAGCACCTCAACGCCGAGCGGCTGCTCAAGGTTGCCCAGATAGCCGCCACCACCACACCCGACCTGGCGCGGTGCGATGTGGCCAGTCTGGTGGGCGCCATCGGCCAGTGCGCGCAGATGGGCCTGGAGCCAAACACTGTTCTGGGACACGCCTACCTCGTGCCCTTCAATACGAAGCGCAAGGACAAGGTCACGGGCGTCGAGCGCTGGGTCAAGAGCGTGCAGGTGATCATCGGCTACAAGGGCCTGATCGACCTTGCCCGGCGCAGCGGCCAGATCATGAGCATCGCCGCGCATGAGGTCTGCGAGCAGGACACCTTCGACCTGGTCTATGGCCTGGACGAGAAGCTGGAGCACCGGCCGGCCATGGGCGAGCGCGGCGAGGTCATCGGCTTCTACGCTGTAGCCAAGCTCAAGGACGGCGGCCACTGCTTCGAGTTCATGAGCCGGTTGCAGGTCGAGCAGATCATGCGCGGCACCCAGAGCAAGGGCAACTATGGCCCCTGGAAGGACAACTTCACGGAGATGGGCCGCAAGACCGTCATCCGCCGCCTGGCCAAGTACCTGCCGCTGTCCATCGAGTTCCAGACCGCCGCCGCGCTGGATGGCATGGCCGAGGCCGGCAAGGACCAGAACCTGGACACCAGCACGATCATCGACGGCGAGTTCACGATGATGCCGGACGACATGCCGCACAGCGACGACCAGCAGCAGGACGGCGTGATCGAAGCAGGCGCCGACCCCGCGCCCGCCCAGGCCCCAGCCCAGCCGGCCGCCATCGGCTACAGCGCGCCCGAGCTGCTGCAGCAGATGCTGAAGGCCAAGACTCCCGAGCGCCTGGACGAGGTGGCCAGCTTCATCGGCGACCTGCCCGACCAGGAAGACCGGAAGAACCTCAACGCCAAGTACGAGGCCCTGCGCGCGGAAATGCCCGGGGCATGACCGCCGCCACCATCCCGGCCGCCGAGTTCGCCGCTCGGCTGGCTGGCCTGATCACGGGCCTGCCCATCGGCGCGGACAACTTCACGCATGAGCAGGTCGCCCGCGCATTCCTGCGCGTCTCTCTGAAGGCCGAAAAGCTCGGCCGCGAGTACGCCGCCCAGGCCCTGGGCCAGCCCATCCATGTTTCCACCACCACCACCGAGGACCACCATGGCCTTTGAAATCGAAGAGTTCACCAACGCGAAGCTCACGAACGTGAACGTGCGCAGCGAGAAAAACGGGCCGAACCAGCTGAATCCAGCTACCGACCTGTTCTTCAAGATCGATGCGCCCAACAGCATCCTGAGCCAGTTCGACGAGCACCTGCTGTCCGCCATCTACCACCGCAGTGCTGCTGCAGTTGGCGACGGGGCGCAGCAGGCGCTGGAAGGGATCGAGCAGGTCTCGGATCTGCCGAACCTGCGTTTCCCCAGCATGCGGCCCATCGAATGGAGTTGGGATCTGGAAGGCTACACGCTCACCATCGGCCATGGCCTGGGCGGCGCGAGCGACATTCCGCTGGCCGACTGCAAGGTGGACCGGTTCAAGCTCACGCCGCGCGAGGGCGGCACCGTCGAGGTGAAGTTCCGCGTCCGCTGTTCCAACCACCTGACGGAAAAGGCCATGGGCAAGCTGGCCCTGCTGGTGCAAAACGAGGTGCCCATCATGCTGACCGCACCCGAGTTGGCCGGCGAGCAGCAGCCTCTGGACAACCCGTTCCCGGTCCAGGGTCGCGACGAGCCGCCTACCGATCCGTTCCACCCGGTCAACCAGCAGACGCCCGAAGACGCCTTCGCGGCGGCCGTGACCGGCGAACCGGCCTGAACCATCCACTGAACCACCCACGGCGCCCGCGCGGCGCCACGAAAGGAAATCCATGACCACCTATCAAGACCTGCTGCAGCAGAAGGCCACCCTCGACGCCCAGATCGCCCAGGCACAGGCCGAAGCCAAGGCGAAGGCTGTGGCCGAAGCACGCGCGCTGATCCAGGAACACGGCCTGACCGCTGCCGATGTCTTCCCCCAGGGCAAGGCCAAGGGCAGCGTGGGCGCCCCGAAGTATCGCGACCCAGCCTCCGGTGCGACGTGGACCGGCAGGGGCAAGCCGCCGAACTGGATCGTGGGCAAGGACCGCGAGCAGTTTCTGATCGAAACAGCCAAAAGTTAGGCGAGGAGCTGCCGATACAACAAGCAAGGAGGTGCGCGCCAAGTCTAGGCGGTGCCTCAAGCCCCTGGGTGCGCGCCAGGGGCTTTTTCTTTTCATGCAGCCTTTAAACTGCATCTCGCTTGGAGGCATGGTTCCAAGGAATCGCCTTAATTCTGCTTTGTGTAAAAGCTATTTCCGCTGTGGAGGCAAGGGCTGGGGCCCAGGAATTCCGCGATAAAACGACAGGCACCGACAACGCTTTCGGTGCCGCCCAGGGGCTTTCCTGTCGAGTCCCATCCGGTCCAGGTAAATCGTCCGGCCAGGATGCCATACTCGTCAACCCGGAGGTTCTCTATTTTGTAGGAGCTAATACCCGGGCGAGAAGATGGGGCATCGCAGGTAAGGCTACCCGCCGAATTTAGAGACTGCCCTGACATCTCAAAGTTGCCTTCATAAAAGCATAGGCGACCGTTTTCAAACACCTCATTCATCCGGAAAATTCCATTTTTTGCATAGATGAAGATCGATCGTGGCTTCACCTTGTAGACCATCTCCCGGGTAGTCAAGTAGCTGAATCCATGTTCAGTGAGGCGGCTCAGATGGTCTTCGAAGCGAAATCTCTTCATGACTTGAGTGGCTTCGCCAGGGAGTGTGATGGACGCTGATGCCTCGGTGTCGAAGACGATGCGAACAGGGCCCACGACTTGGACAACTTCGCCGTTCTGCGCCGGCCCTCCCAGCACACGACCGCCCTGGTATTCGGTCAACTCCCCCTCGAAGATCTTTTCGTCCTTCAACTGGCCTGCCGCTTGCAGGAAGAGTGCCGACCCGTCCGTCCTATAGCCGTAGTAGGTGACGATGACATTCAACCCGCTTTGCCTGTCAATCTGAATTCCGCGCCCTGGCTTGCCGTTCAGCTCTCCATCAATCGCCCACATACCCGAATCAGGCAGCGCCGCCATTGCAGGAGCAGCCAGACAAGACGCGAAGGCAGAAAATACCAAACTACGAACAAAGCGATTCATCACAACTCCATTGATATTTGAGCTACACAAAGTCGCCTGACTATAGCTGGCAACCCACGCAATCCGATATCTGATTTCAAACACCTCAACGAATCGGATCTAAGCAACCTATCCGCCTGCCAACTCCGACAGAGCGAGTTAGGTCCTCCCCCGAAGCCCTCCCGGTCATGCCGCGAGGGCATTTTTTTGGTCCAAATTAGAGGAGCCGCATGCTCACCAATCAATTTCTCCTGCCCCTCGCGGCAAAGCTGGTGATCGACCTGTTTGCCGGCGGCGGCGGCGCATCGACAGGCATCGAGCAGGCCATCGGCCGACCCGTTGATGTCGCCATCAACCACGATGCTGACGCCATCGGCATGCACGAGGTCAACCATCCGCAGACCAGGCACTACCGTTCCGACATCCGAGAAGTGGACCCCCTCGCTGTGACACGCGGCGAGCTTGTGGGCCTGCTTCACGCATCGCCCGACTGCACGCACCACAGTCAGGCCCTGGGCGGCCAGCCCCGCAACGGGGAAGTCCGGTCGCTCGCATGGATCGTCATCCGCTGGGCCGGCAAGACCCAGCCCGATGTCATCACGCTGGAGAACGTCGAACAGATGATGCAGTGGTCCCCGCTGATTGCGAAGCGCGACCCCGCCACGGGCCGCGTCATCACGCTGGACCGCATCACGGACCCTGCCACGGGCAAAGCCACCTTCCGCGTAGCCGAACCCGGCGAGGTGGTGCCGCGCGGCAATCAGTTCCTGGTGCCAGACCCCAAGCACAAGGGCCGCAACTGGCGCCACTTCATCCAGGCGCTGCGCGACCTGGGCTACAAGGTGGAATGGCGGGTGATCTGCAACGCCACCCTGGGCTCTCGCAGCACCCGCACACGGCTGTACCTGATCGCCCGCCGCGACGGCCTGCCCATCGTGTGGCCAGCGCAGACGCACTGGAAGCATCCGAAGGCGGGCCAGAAGCCATTCCGCCAGGCAGCCGAGTGCATCGACTGGAGCATCCCCGGGCAAAGCATCTTCGGGCGCAAGAAGGAACTGGCGCCGGCCACCATGCGGCGGATCGCGCATGGCCTGGACAAGTTCGTGCTGAACAGCCCCCAGCCGTTCATCGTGAACATGGCCCATGGCGGGAAAATCGAAAAGCTCGACCGACCCATGAGCACCATCGCCACGGAGAAAGGCGGGTGCCGTGCCCTGGTGTCACCGACCCTCATCCAGATGGGCTACGGCGAGGCCAAGGGCCAAGCACCGCGCGTGCTGGATCTGTCCCAGCCCCTGGGCACGGCCGTGGCCGGCGGCATTAAACACGCCGTCAGCTCGGCATACCTGGTGCAGGCCGGGCACGGCGAGGGCAAGGACGGCGGCAAGCGCTGGAGCCATGGGGCCAACGACATCCGGGGGCCGCTGGGCACCGTGACGGCCAGCGGCGGCGGGCAGAGTCTGGCATCCGCGTTCATGGTCCAGGCCAATGGCGGATTCAACAGCACGCCAGCACGCGACCTGCGCGACCCTGTAACGACCGTGACCACCAGCGGCAGCCAGCAGCAGCTGATCGCCGCCCACCTCACGGCGCTCGGCCAGAACGCGATAGGCAGCGATCTGCGAGACCCTGCACAGACAGTCCTCGCTGGTGCGACACGCTTTGGCCTGGTCCAGTACCACCTGTCGCCTGAGCAGGAAGCCGGCGCCCTGCGCTGCGCAGCCTTCCTGATGCGCTACCACGCCAGCGGCGGCCAGTGGGCGGACCTGCGCGACCCGATGACCACCATCACCACGCGCGACCGCCTAGCGCTCGTGACGGTCTGGCTCAAGGGCGAGCCCTGGGTGATCGTGGACATCACGCTGCGCATGCTGGTGCCGCGCGAGCTCT